TCGTGCCGCAAAATGTGAGCAACGAAGCGGCGCAGTACAATCCCGCTTACTTGGCTGACTTCGCCAAGGCGCGCGTCGAACTTGGCGCGGAACCCACAAAAAAAGGCGGCGCAAGCCCTGTCGTGCGCTACAACGGCGGATCTCCGGCGATCGTCGACTTCGCCTACGGAACCAGCTTTCAAGCCATTGGCGTGATCATGCCGATCCGCGACCGCACCGACGTCACTTATTATTTGTGGGCCAGCACGCCAGCGCGGGAATGGCCAGCCGCCTGACGCTGACGCGCTAAGGCCGCCCTACGGGGCGGCTCATAGCGCGCCAAGGGGCGACGCAACACGGGGGAATGACATGAAAAGCACATCGCCGCACGGCTGGTCCAACTTCGCAACTTGGCGCGTCTACGCGCGCGTCTTCGACAACTTCGACCTGCGCGACTGGCACAAGGGCGAAGACGAACCGATGCTTAGCCTGCCTAACTACATGCTCGTCACGGCGCTCGCGCACATCGAGACGCACATCGAGTCGGCCCTAGTGCGCGACTTCGCGTTCGAGATGTTCTCGGACGTAAACTGGCAGGAACTGGCCGACCACGTCTTGGACGCGGCGCAGCACGAACAGCAACAGGAGCTCGACCTGTGACGCACCTGCTAATCGCTGTCGTGCTGTTCGTCGTCATTCCGTTCGCGCTTGTCGGCGCGGCCTCACTCTGGGAGCATTTGTCTGATGACGACGACAACACGCTACGCTGACGAGACGCGCACGGCGACGCATCGCGGTCGCGTCGTCGGCTACTACGCGCGCGCCATGCCGCTGACGACAGGCCCGCGCGTTTGGCGCGGCGTCACGACCGCTGGCGTGCTGGTGTACGCGGCCACACCGCGCGACATCGTCCAGGCTTTGCGGGAAGCGGCCACGTCATGACCGACTGGATCGCGCACTACGCAGCCGTCAAAGCGAGAATAGCTGCCGGGCGGCCACGCCCGCCAGCACCACCGGCGCCGACGCCCGAGCCGGTGCCAGCCATCCAAGCCCTGCCCACGGCACGGGCGAGGCCACCACAGGCCAAGTCGCAAGCGCCACGGGCATCGACCAGGCAGGCACGCAAGGACCGCGTAGCGGCCCGCGCGGCGCGCTACAGCATGACGCAAGAGCAGATCGAGACCATGTGCGACGACATCCTGACGGCGCACGATGTCACTTGGCTGACCGTCACCGGGCGCTCGACAAGCGGCGCGCTCATCCGGCCACGGCTGGAGATCTACCGACGCTTGCTCGCCCTCGGCTGGAGCTACTCAGCGATAGGGCGCGCTTGCAATCGCGATCACACCACAATAATTTATTACATCGAAAAATGGGGTAAAACAGATGAATAAGCACAAGCCGACGACGACGACCGCAACAGCACCGGCGACGCATCCTGCCGCGCAGGCCGCGCCGTTGACGATTGAACAGACCTTGGCTGAGCGCGAGACGACGCACGGCGACTTTGCCGACGTGGCGAGCTACGCGCAGCTTCTGAAGGACATCCTGCGCGAGTCGATGGGCTACATCAAGATGAACGACGCGCAGCGCGAGGCGTGCGAGGCGTGGCTCTGCAAGACCGCGCGCCTGCTGGCTGGCGACGTGGACCACATCGACCACGCGCACGACGTGGCGGGCTACGCGACGCTGTACGTGCGGGCCTGTGGAGCCCGGCGGGCCGACCGGGCAGCGGCTGACGCGGTCGCGGAGCTGGAGGCCGCGCTGGCTGCGCCGCGCTACGACGCGGGCGACGTGAGCGTGACGCTGGTCGGCGGCACCGCCGCGTGAAGCCGCACGCGACACGGGCGGCGTTCGAGGCGATCAAGCGCGACGCCTGCGTCGAGTGCGAGATCGACCCGGCGACGTTCGACAGCGCATCCCGCGTCGCGGCCGCCAGCACCGCCAGGCACCTCGCCTGGTGGCGCGCGCGTGACCGCCTGACGGTCTCGTATCCGCAGCTGGGCACATGGTCAGGCGGGCGCGACCCGACGACGGTGTGGCATGGCGTCCACTCGCTGGATGCCTGGCTGAACGGGCGGGAATTCGAGGACGGCCTGCGCAAGCGCACGCGAGCGCGGGAACATTATCAAGCGAAGAAAGCAAAGGGCGAGATATGATCAGCATGGACAAGAAATACCGCACACGCGATGGGCGCGAGGTCCGCATCTACGCGGTTGATGGAGATGGTTCCCATCCTGTGCACGGCGCGATTAAAATCAACACGGGCTGGCGTTCTTGTACTTGGGAGCAAGAAGGATTTCATTTGGTCGATGAGGGGTATTGCGATCTCATCGAAGTGAAGCCGCGCATCCAGCGCACGGACTGCATCGAGGTATCGTTGCATGAGGCTGGTGTAGAGATTGAGCGGCTGCGGGCGCTTTCGGCTGAGTATCTCAATTTGGCTGAACGCCACATGCACGAAAAGCATGACGCATTGGACGAGATCGAGCGGCTGCGGGAGGCACTGACATCTGCCGCATCGTGGATTGATCGCTGGTGCTGTCATGTCGGTAACTGTTCCGGCAGCGACAGGACATGCACTTGCGGCAAGTCTGCCCTCGCTTTCGAAACGAGCGCCGCCCTCGCGCCCACATAGGAGAAGACCAATGATTGACGATATCGTGGCGCGGCTGCGCGCGCGAAATAAGCGTGTGTGCTATTCATCATCAGCCACCTATTCATATGTTGATTGGAACATTGTCGATCCTCTGTGCGGAGCAGCCGCCGACGAGATCGAGCGGCTGCGGGCGGCGCTGTTTCAGATCGCGCATCAGAAATACGGAAGCCAAATGAGTTGCGTTGATAACTACAACGCACTTCAGACAGCAGCCCTCGCCGCGCTTGAAGGGGAGAAGGCCAATGGCTGACGACATCGTGGCGAGGTTGCGCGAAGGCGCTGATTACGAACATGACACTTGTGTTATGGAAGAAGCCGCCGACGAGATTGAACGGTTGCGGGCGGCGTTGAATGCTGACGCGCAAACGCTGCGGTTTCACTTAGGAGAAATGACAGCGCAGGAAATGCGGACGGTGCAGGCAGCGTTTGCTTGGGTGCTGGCTGCGAAGCATGTTGCCGACGCCACGCTAGGCGACCAGACATAGAGGCGCGAACGATGATGTTGCAACTTGACCCGCCCCTGCCCGTCGTCACGCCGAAGGGCAAGGGGCTAGCGCACGTCCTGATTGACTACGGTGCCGAGCACGATTTGTGTTGGGTGGTGTTCCAAGACAACCGCCAGTGCTGGACGTGGCGCAATCAGGACATCAGGGCGGAAACCAACGTCACTTTTGGGAGGGCGTAAGATGATCAGCATGGACAAGAAATACCGCACGCGCGACGGTCGCGAGGTCCGCATTTACGCAACAGATGGTGGAGGGTCGCATCCTGTGCATGGTGCGATTAAGCGCGAAGAGGGCTGGGTTTGCCACGCTTGGAGAAGCACAGGTTGTTGGATGCACTCTGAGGGGCTGCTTGACCTGATTGAAGGGACGTGTGACCCGGTTGAAGCGAGCATCAAACGAAAAGCGTGGTTTTGAGCTTTTGGAGCAAAAGCGGCCTTTGGGGGAAAATAAATGGTTAGATGGTACGTAATTGTGGACAGCTCATGCAGCTACTTAGACGATCCAGACGCTAAAGTTTGGACCCTTAGCCGCGACCCGGACGAGACAGGGTGGCGTACTGACAGCGGGCATAACGGGTACGGCTTAACGAAAGCTGACGCGGAAGAACTGGCAAATTCTGCAAACGAAATTTATCGCGCCAAAATGGGCGGCGCATTCGAAAGAAAATAAACATGCGAAAAAACGCAGAGCGCGACAAAATTATCACACAGCACTATCTTGCCGGGCGCAAAACGCTCGACATCGCGCGGCTGTTCGGGCTGTCATGTCCTAGTTACGTCCGGCTCATCGCGCGACGCAACGGCGCACCGCCACGCAAGAACGGAAGGCCGCGCCATGCAGCCAACTGACCACAAGGCCGTCCTGCGCGCTTTGGCGGCCGTCGATGGCTGCCAGGCGTCCCTGAAGGCGGCGGCTCACATCGAATATTTGGAGCGCCAGCTCACGAGCGCCCGCGACTATCAGGAACAGCTACGCCGCAAGCTAGGCAAGGTGCGGCACCAACGCGACACGCTGCGGCGTCAACTCATGGGGGAAGAACATGTTGGAAGCACTCGGGTTAATGATAGCAATTCCGCTTGTGGTGCTGGTTTGGGTTGCCATGATAGCGGTGTGCTGTCTGGCGTGGAGGGATCTGTTCAATGATTGAATTTCTGATTTACGCGCCGATCATCTTGGCGGTCTGGTCGATGGGCGCGGGCGCAATCGCGATAATGCTGGTCCTGCTGTGGAGGGTGCTTAATGACCGATGACGAGCACGACGAACTGGACGAACTGGCGTTGGTGATTTGCGCCGCGATTGACGACGGCGAACCTTGCGACGACGGCCCTTGCGAAAGATGCGCGCGAACGGCGGAAGCCGTTATTGAGTTTCTAAGCGAACAAGTCGAACACTAAAAAGAAACCCGGCTGATGAAGCCGGGTTTTTTATTGCCTACTTGACCACCTTCAAGCTTGGCGTTGCTGACGTCTCCAGCATGTTGCGCAGCTCCGACTTGCTGTGCTCGCGCGCCATGTCGGGCGCGGCGAAGACATGCTTCTTCGTCCCGTGCTGCAACGACGCCAGGCGGCCCATGTCGGTCCAGCCAGCCTCTTTGAGCGCGTGCAGCAGCGCCGCTTGCGGGATCTTGACGCCAGCCGGAGCCGACGCCACCAAACGGTCGCACAAAGCGAAGAAGGGCGAGCCGACCACACCGCGCGAGAACTCGCCAGCACGGACGCGGATCAGATCGACGAGGTACGACTCGGCGATGCTCATGCCATGCTCGACCAGGTTGGCCTTAAATTCCGTAAACGGCGGCGCGGCCGCCGGATTGAACTTGGACACGTCACGGGCGTGCATCCATGCCGCGACCTTCTCGAAGCCGCCCGACTTGTACCAACGCCACAGCTTGTCGGCCTCGGCGGGGTCCATCCGGGGCGCGGTTGACCACAGGCAGAACCAGCGACGGTCTTGCGAGGGGATCGAAATCGGCACCGGATCGTTCGTAAACGCCAAGACGAACATGCGGTTGAGCATGTTATACGGGTGGAGACCCTTGCGGTTGATGACGATCATGTCGGGCGGGGCGGCGATGACGGGCTTCAACTTGTTGGCCAGCATCCGACGCGACGCCGCCTCTGGCTCCTTCAGCTCGTTCAGAATCAGGATTTCGCTCTCAAGCTGGTAGCCCCATTGGGACATCAGCGCATCCGCATCGATCAAGCCACGGTTGCGCAGATGAGGACCGCAGACGGCCCACAAAAACGGTGCCCACATGCTATCCTTGCCGCAGCCCTCGTCGCCACCATGCAGCGCGGCGTGGTTGATCTTGACGCTAGGGTTCTGGACCTTGAAGGCCATCATGTCCAAGACGTGCTCCAGCTCCGCTGGCTCCGGTACCAGCAGCTTGCAATGGTCCAGCCACGGACTGACGTTGCCGGGCGTCACGCTCGACACGTCAGGCCGCGCGTTGCGCCAACGGTTGCCGAATACCTCGCCGTCACGCGCAACCAGCACGGCCTCGCCAGCGGCGTAGGTAACACCGCGCAGCAACCGCGCGTTCATCGTTTGGCGGTTCTCATCAAAGCAGATCGACGCCTCAATTTTGCGGCCGTTGTGGATCGACTGGCAGGGGACGTGCCGATAGATGGCGTTGAAAGTCGTGCGCCCCAGCTCGCGACAGTCGCGAATGTCGAAGAACGAGTCGTCGTCGGAGATGTAAGCGAAGCGTTCGTACCAGTCAGCCTTTTCGACGCGGCCCAGCTCCTTGCGCTCAACCTCGGCGATGACCTTGGCGGCATCGTCCGAGAACATGTCGGATGGCGTCAGTTTGGCTAACGTGTTGCTCATATGCTCAGCCAGCAGCTCGTCGCGCAGGCCAGGATTGACGCGCGGCCCACCATTATCGCAGACCCAACCCAAGAACGCACGGCTGTTGAAGTCTTCGCAGTGGCCGTGATAGCAGCAGAACGACCGGTCCAACGGCTTGTAGCGCGCTTCGATCTGGCCGTCCGTATGCTGCGCGCTGTTCGGGCAGACGACGCCCATCCAGCCCTCACCGTTGACGTTGGACAGGACCAAACCCTTGTCGTTCAGCCATTCAAGCACGCTGTCCTTGCCGATGTCGCGCAGGCGAAAGCTCACGCCCTGCGCTGTGTCAGCCTCGGCTGGCGTCACGCCAAGCGCGGCGCAGATCTCCGGCAGCGTGAACTCGCGCTCACGATGGAACGACACCAAACGCGACACGAAGCCGTCGCGGCCGGGCTTCAAATTGACCGATCCGGGAATGCGGAAGTTGCGCACCGCGTTGGTCGCGCCGGGGTCGGTGTAGCCTGCGGCCGCAATCGCCTTAATCGCCGCCGTAAACTCGCCCTTGGTTGGCTGGTCGCTGAAGGCGTAGCCCCATTGGAACGACCCCGGCGAGGTCTCGATGATCCACGTCGGCAGCAGCGGCGGCTCCTTCGCCTTCGTGCCAACATCGTCCAGCATCAACACAAGCACGAACTCGCAGTTGGCTGCGCTGGCGCTTGGCTGACCTTCGTTGAAACGGTCAACGATGAACGACCCGGTGTTAAGATACCAGGCTTCGCCAGCCTTTGGCGTGCGCGTCGGCAGGTATGCGGGCCACGTATATTTCAGCGTCCCGTCGCCGTGCGTCACCTGCTTGCCGTTGTGCATGACCGGCTTCTGTTTGACCAGCAGCGGCGTCTCGCCGTGCTCCGCCAGCCCTTGGATAAACTCGATAAAGTCTCTCATGTCCCGTTCTCCCTTTAGCCTACCCCGTAACGCGCGCCTCAAAGCGCGCCAAGTCTATTTGTGATACCGCAGCATCACGTCGCCTTCGGCTCCAAGCGGGAAATCGCAAGCCCACGAAGGCGGGTCGATCATAATGGCGTGAATTCGTGCCGCTGCAACATCTGCGGTAAGCGTATCGTGCTCAATGATTATTTCGTCGTGAACGTGCGCGATGACGTTAAAACCTTCGGCGTCTAAACGGCGAAGCGACCCGCGCAGCATGTCGTGCGCGGAAGCCTGCGTTGCGTTCTCAACCAAAATACCCGCCCAAATTCGGGCGCGCGGCCATTCTTGGGCGTCAGCAGCGGGTTTCCATGACGCCTTAGCATATGTGATGCTGCCTTCGTCATCAAACCGCGCAAACGGGTAACAAAGAATGCGCCCGGATGGCAGCGCGTACCAAAGATGCACGCCGTCAAACATGTAGGTTATGCGCCCCGCCTTAAATTCATGGCCCTTATGGCGCATCGCGCGCCGAGATGCGTTGTCCAACGCGGACCAAAAAGGTTGCGCCCAGGGGTTGGCCCTGCGCCACAAGTCAACCATCCGCCGGGCTTCCGTTTCCGACAGACGCACGCCATACACTTTTGCCATAGCGTCAAACGCGCCGATACCGGAGGCGAACCCGCACGCGAGAACAGCAATTTTGCCTAGCTGCCTCTGATCGGGCGTAACGTCTTCTTCGCGTACGTTAAACATGCGCGCGGCGGTACTTTTGTAAATGTCGCGCCCCTCGCGGAAAAGCTGAATTGTCGCCTCGCCATCGCCGGACAGCCAAGGGTTGACGCGCGCCTCAATTGACGACCAATCGTAAACGATCAGGCTCTTGCCTTTGTCGGGCAAAATCATTGGACGAAGCATACTCTTCAGCACATCCGTGACGCGCTTGCCGTACTGCGGCACAATCTTGTGCCCGCGCACTAGAGCCGCGCGGACATCCTCCGGTTCCTTGGCGCATTTGCGCGGAAAATTTTGCAACTGAAGCCCGTAAGACGAAGCCCTACCTGTTGCAGCGCCGCCCGCAAAGACAAACGCCCCCCTAACACGATGATCTTCCTCGTCCGAAAGAGCTGCGGCTCTCTGAAACTTCGCCACGCTGGACGCCCACAGGTCGTCGGCGCACTGGATGACCTCGGCCACGTCGTGCGGCACCTCGTCAGAATTCTCGCTGGCGAAGGTCAGCAGGTTGGCGCGGACGTTCTTGTCAATCGACATCTTCTCGACGCCGTCCTTGTGGACACTCATCAGCTTCAGCGCCTCAGGACCGACACGGTCCTGCACCCACTGGCGCATCTTCGGGCTGCGCACGCTCGTGATGGCCCCCTCCGTCACCTCGGCCACGATCTGCTGGATCTCGGCCAGCTCGTCGCTGGCGTACTTGACCGCCGCGTTGCACAGCGCCAGATCGACGCGCACGCCTCTGTCGTTGATGCGCTCGTTGACGTGGTAGTCGGCCAGCTCCTCGGCGGACAGGTCGCGCAGGCTGCGGCTGATGGCGCGCATGGCACGGACATCCTGGCTGCAATAATCGATCATCTCGGCCATCAGCGCCGGATCGTCGTTAAACGTCCCGTCACCGCGTGGAACCGACAGCGCCCGGATCAATTGCGAACCGCGATGGTCCTTCTTCATCGTCGCGCCAGCGAAGCGGCCCACGTCCTCCAGCGATCCTGGCGCGCAGTTGGCGCGGGCTTGCGTCGCCGTGCAATAGAACTGCGCCAGCGACGGCTCGCGGATGCCATGGTCCGGGCAGAGGACGAACCAAAAGATAAGCCGCTCGAAGGCGGCGTTGTGTGCTCGGATCTGGCCTGTGTGCTCCGCGACGCGACGCGGGAACGGCTGGTTTGGCGTCCACGTGACGACCTCTTCGTCGTCGAACGCATAGGACATGCACAGCACGGACGTGGAGCGGTCCTGTGCGTAATTGTAGACGCCGCGCGAGCGGAGGTCGCAGCGGCTGCGCGTCTCAAAGTCAAGCCAGAGCGTAGGCATGTTCAATCCTTTCGCAGGCTATGTCAAAATATGCGGGGTCTTTCTCAATCCCAATAAACCGCCGCCCGGTGTTGGCGCACGCGACGCCGGTTGATCCGCTGCCCATCGTGTTGTCAAGAACCGTGTCGCCTTCGTTCGTGTAGGTGCGGGTCAGGTATTCGAGCAAGGCGACGGGCTTTTGCGTGGGGTGCTGCGGTTTTGTCTCGTGCGTAAAATAAAGAACCGAGCGCGGGAAACGAGTCCCTTTGTTCTCAAAACTATATTCTTTTACCTCGCCATAACATTCGCCTGCGTCGCCGGGCTTAGGATTGTTTTTGTATGGTTTTCCGGCGGTTAATTGCGGGTTATATGTGGGGTAAGACGCGTAAAAAACCGTCACGTCTTCGTGCGCTTTAAGTGGCTTCCGGCGCGCATCAAGATGGCCGGTTGCTTTAGGTTTTTCCCATACCCATTGATACTTAAACATTGGCAAGTTACTCATTACTAGCGCGCTTGTGAACGGCTGTGAGGCCGTTAGAACGATAGCCGCATTCGGCTTTGAGATACGCTTGTATTCCGCCCACAGCGGCGCAAACGGAATAACCGCATCCCATTTGTTTTGTGTTGTCCCGTAGGGCAAATCACATAGCACCATGTCAATGGAGCCGGGCGCGAGTTCGCGCATAACGTCAAGGCAGTCGCCTTCGATGAGATCGTATTTCATGATCTTGCACAGTTACTCGCGGGCGCTGCTGGGGGAGGGGCAGCAGCGCCCGCTTTCACTCTCCCTTACGCGCGGCGACGGCGACGCGAATCAGCGGGAGCTTCAG